AAATCTCTTTTATATTCTATTAAAAAAGTTCCACATGCATTCCAAGAAATTGCACAATCATGTGTTACCATTGATGGTGATGCTCGCGCTGCAATGGAAGAATTAATAGAAGAAAACACTTGACTATTATAACTTAACAGATATATAATATATTATAGTTTAAATTAAAGTGGAACATTTAAAATGATATTGGTGGATTTTAACCAGGTTATGATATCCAATCTAATGATGCAGATTGGTAATCATACTAACATCCCTATCGAAGAGGGATTGTTTAGGCACATGGTGATTAATTCCCTACGTTCATACAAACAAAAGTTTGGTAGTGAATATGGTGAAATAATCATTGCGTGCGATGATAAGAACTATTGGCGTAAGCAGGCATATCCTTATTACAAAGCCAATCGTAAAAAGAATCGTGAAGCTTCTGAAATTAATTGGACGATGGTATTTGAGACGTTCAATAAGATTAAGAATGAAGTAAGGGAAAACTTCCCATATAGAGTAATCCAGGTTGATTCTGCAGAAGCAGATGACATTATTGCTACTCTTTGTAATAATCCAGACATCACTGAAGAAGTATTAATTCTATCTGGTGATAAGGATTTTATTCAACTTCACAATGAAAACGTCAAGCAGTATGATCCTGTTCGAAAGAAGTGGATCAACCACGATAACCCTTCTCGTTACCTTTTTGAACATATTCTAAAGGGTGATGCAGGAGACGGTGTACCCAATGTCTTGTCTAATGATGATGTGTTTGTTAATGGAGGTCGTCAAAAGCCTCTCACACAGAAGAAGATTGACAAGATATATAATGATGGTGCTGTAATCCTTGATAGTGTTGCTGATCGCAACTACTCACGCAACAAGATGCTTGTTGATCTATCAATGATTCCTGAAAGCATCAAACAATTGGTAATTAATAAATATAACGAGGAATCAGGTAAGGATCGCAGCAAGCTATTCAATTACTTTATTTCTCATAAATTGAAACTTCTTATGGAAAATGTTGGTGAGTTTTAAAAATGAGCTTTACTTATAAAATGTCCTCTGTTGCTGATTTGTTAGAACAAATTGGTGAACTACCTAAAGTGGAAGATCGCGTTGCTGCATTAAAGGCTAATGGTAATCCTACTCTCAAGAGCATTCTAGGTCATATGTTTGACGAAAGAATTAAGTTTGCACTGCCACCAGGTGTACCTCCTTACAGAGTTAGTAAGTTTGATGAGCCTGCTGCTCTTGTTCAGCAAGTATCAAAGTTCTATCTCTTCGTCGAAGGTGTTGGTCCTAAAGACATGAAACCTCTTCGTCGTGAACAACTATTCATTCAGCTATTAGAGTCTGTCAGTCCTAACGATGCATTACTTCTCGTTGCAATGAAAGAAAAAACCAGTCCTTATCCTAATATCAATAAGGATCTTGTACAACAAGCATTTCCGGAGCTTTTTGCCTAAAATGACTATCAAGGTTTCTAAAAACAATATTAAGTTTGATGCCAAGAACAAAAGAAAACACTCTAGCTTTGCAGAAGATGATCATATGTCATTGACAGAGATTAAGAGGGATAGACATCAAAAGCAATATCGGAATTATGATAATGCTTTGAGATCTAAAAATTTAGATAGGTTGCTTTCATATGATGATGATTGATTTAGATACAGTATATTCATCTGTACTGTATACGATACTGATGATGATTATATCTTTTTACTACTATCAAAGAGGTAAGCGTCAGGGTGTCTATGAAACTACTCGTATTTTATTTGAACATGAGCCAGAGGCTATGTTTAGAATCAATGGCAAATTAAAGGAATTAATCAATGTCAGAAAAACAGATGCTTAATAGCACTCTCCAGGGTAAAGTTATTGATGAGTACTACAACCCAAGAAATTTAAATGAAAAAGCACATTTGCAGGATTTGGTTGAAGAAGAGATGCGTTCTAAAGGTCTCGATCCCCTAAATAAGGAAGACGTCCAGAAGTACTGGTCGTCAAAGGGTATTCATTATAATGGCTAATTATACTTTTTATAATAAAGAAACCAAGGAAGAGTTTGACATTTCTATGCCAATCTCTGAGCTGGACGACTACAAAGCCAAAAACCCACATCTAGAACAAAATATCTGGAACTCATTTCCCGCTATGGTTGACCCAACCCGATTAGGCCTTAACAAGCCTGATTCGGGTTTTCGTGATGTATTAAAGCGTATTAAGAAAGCTAGCGGGAGAAAGCACAACACTATCAACACATGGTAAAAACAATAAGGGGTAACCTATGGAAAGAATCTCACGCGCTGAAAAAAGACTTCAAAAGCAAGAAAGACGCAACGAGGCTCGACAAAATAAAAACAACCTTATGCTAAAAGATATTAAACCAAAAACAAAAAACCAGGAGCTAGTTTTTAGAGAATTTTCCACACAGGGCAAAAACCTTCTAATACATGGATTACCAGGAACAGGCAAATCATTTATTTCACTTTATTTGGCTTTAGATGAAATAGAAAACTATAAGACATACCACAACGTCACTATTATTAGATCTGTAGTTCCTTCTAGGGACATGGGATTCCTTCCAGGATCTATTCTTGAAAAATCAAAGATTTACGAAGCACCTTACAAATCAATTTGTGCAGAATTATTTGGTAGAGGTGATGCATACGATCTATTAAAGGCAAAGAATATAATAGATTTCCAGACCTCTTCATTCTTGAGAGGTATGACATTAGATAATACAATTATCATTGTTGATGAATGTCAGAACATGACATACCAAGAACTTTGCACCATCATTACCAGAGCAGGAAATAATTGTAAAGTAATCTTCTGTGGTGATTATAGACAAACTGATCTAAAATATGATGATGAGAAATCAGGCATATTTAATTTTATGAAAATCCTTCACAAGATGACAAGATACTTTAGTTGTATTGAGTTTAATGAAGATGACATTGTAAGATCTGGACTCGTAAAAGATTTTATTATTAAAAAGACACAAATTGAAAATAACGCAAGAGTACCAGTAAATGCTACAAAATATTTTAACGACTCGCAAGTCGTTCACGCACCTCCCCCAAGGGATCCGTAATTCTACAGAGGTACTTGAACAAGTAAACACTGACTCCGGTAGGTACTACAAAACACCTACCGGAGTTCTTTATCCTTCCGTAACAACTGTAACAGGATTAATGAATGCAAATGCAATACACGCCTGGAGATCTAGAGTCGGTAATGAAGAAGCAAATAGAGTTAGCAGCCAAGCATCAGCTCGAGGTACACGCATACATCAACTCTGTGAAGACTATCTCAACAATGATGTTATTGATACCAGCAAATATGATCTTAATGACGCTAGCAACTTTGCAGAACTTAAACAAGAACTAGATCGTAATCTAGACAATATTCACTTACAAGAAGAAAGATTGTACTCAGATTACTTAAAGATGGCGGGTACCGTTGATTGTGTAGCTGAGTGGAAGGGCAAGCTGTCTATCATTGATTTCAAGACAGCAAAGAAGCTAAAGAATAGAGATCACATCCTAAATTACTTTTGTCAGGCTGCTGCGTACGCTATTATGTACGAAGAGCGTTATAATATACCTGTCAGCAGGATTGTAATTTTGATCTCTGTAGATAATGAACTTCCACAAGTCTTTGAAGATCGTAGAGATTATTATGTACCTAAATTGCTTGAAGTTAGAGAGCAGTATAGACTAAAATATAATCTATAAAAATTAAATATTATTGTTGACCTCTTGTTTAAAATGTACTATAAATAGCGTACCGATGTCGTTGACATCTAATGGAATAGGCGTACTGGACGAGGGTGCAATTCCCTCCACCTCCACCATGGATACACTGGATACTGGACATATCAGTGCACTGAGGTCATATGTTATGCTTGCTTGGCTGCGAGATTAGAGACTTCTGCGTAGTGTATCTTTGATGGGGGTGAATTAGGATCGACAGGTGCAGTAAAGATAAGATTGAGACTGAGGTAAAAAAACTAAATGGCATGTTAAAAGCATCCAACGACAACGTTCCTTATTCCGCAATGAAAGTTGCTGCTTAAGAATTGAGTCTGGGGTATGAGCTCCACCCTATTAAATAACGGGCTCACTTTTTTTTCTTGCCCAATACTCTTTCTTTTTCATAGACATTTTTAGTTTAGTTTCTTCTGAGTAAATTTGAATACCTTTAAGACCTCTATTCCAACCGCCTATTGTAGATTTACCTTTATTAGTTCCAAATCCATTACCACCCGTAGAATTCTTTTTAACGTTATAATATCTTACTGTCTTATTAATTACATTTTCTGATAAAAGTAATTCATTATCTTTTATCATATTAAGCCATTTTTGTTCTTTTGCTCTTAAATCTTTAGTATCACCATAAGTATATTCTAAAACTCTAAACTTAAAGGTATGTGGTCTTAATTTATAAGCTCTTTTCATTGGTTTATTAGAGCATATGTATGAGTCACTAACTTTACCATAATGTCCGCCAATATAATTCAATTTGGCAACTTTATCTTGCCAAATATAAATATAGCCAGTATAATTTAAATTATTCATTGCTGTGTTCTCCTCTTGAGCATAGAGTTAGTGGGACTGCCATCCGCGACTAACACTATTTATAAAAATACTACACAAACACAAACACAACACATAGGAGACTAAAATGACAAAGACACCTTTTGAACTACGAATGAACCTTTTAGATTTTGCACAATCTCAATTATCAGGTTCTTATTATTCAGAACTAGAACGTATTCGTGAATCAACTCTAGAGCAATCTAAAGAGCGCCGTGAGTTAATTAATAAACTCAAATATCCTTCTCAAGAAGATATTATTTCACTAGCTAATACCTTAAAGAGTTTTGTAGATTCCAAGTAATTTATAATTAATTGGGTGGAGGGAATGCGTTCCCTCCACTATTTCAGGAAATAAAATGAAATTAAAGAACATCAAGTCCTCATCAGATTTCGTAAAAGAAATTGAAAAATTAGTAGTTACGAAAAACATTGAATTCTTTGATGCAGTGTTGTATTATTGTGAAGTCAATAACATTGAAGTAGAAACTGCTGCTTCGTTGGTCAAACAGAACAGTATTCTTAAGGCCAAGATTCAATCAGAAGCAGAAAACCTTAACCTCATGAAGAAGTCAGCCAGACTACCAATATGAATGCATTTGAAGCCTTTCAACTATACACGGCAATAAAGAATCATTTCACAACAGAGTCGTATGATTACTTTAAGTACCATGGAAAGACAAGAGTATCACAGAATACTTTTGACACTCGTAAAGACAAGTATATGTTTCATAAATTGTCTAAACATGAGGATCCATTAACATTCCTTGTTGCTAACTTATCAGAAAACTCCAAGCTGTACGTTGCTGATATGTTTAATTTAGATAGGGAAATGAAGTATAATGAATTTCTTAGACGTAGACAATCTTTAACATATACGTTTGAGAATGACATTGATAACTTGTTGGAAGACTTTGATAAGAACTTTGAAGTACCAAATGGTGACTATCCGTTCTTGTTGAAGCTTCTGACGAGAAAAAAGATAACCAAAGAATCATTTATTATTATGAATGACTGCGTGAGATTCTTTGGTTCCTGGAATAAGAGAATTACAGATCCTGTACTCTGGCCTCAGATTGCATTGAACTGTAAGAAGCTCTATCCATTTCTTTCTTACGAGAAGGATAAGTATTGCCACATTCTTAAGAACAAGTTTAGCCAATGAACATTATTCCTTGCACAGAATGTGGCATTAAGTTTGAAACCTTGAATGAATACATTACACACATGTTATATAATGAAGGTTGGCACAAGAAACTAATCAAACAGCAGTTGCAAAATTACTTAACACTTGCTATAATAAGTAATGAGGAAATGGAAGAGGCATTCCAAATTCTTGATAAATAACTGTGCAGCATCACTTGATGCTATACATCGCATATAAACATACAACGTCATATAACGGAGAACACACATGACTACCAATTTCGATGCTCTTAAGCAAAACCGTAAGTCTTCTTTTGATAAACTTACCACTGAGTTGAACAAGCTCAATCAGCCAACAACCCCTCAAAGCAATACTGATGATGACCGCTTCTGGAAGCCTGATGTTGATAAGGCAGGCAACGGATATGCAGTTATTCGTTTTCTTCCTGCTCCTGCAGGTGAAGATGTTCCATTCGTACGTATTTGGGATCATGGGTTCAAGGGTACTGGTGGATGGTATATTGAAAAGAGCTTGACTACTCTTAATCAACCAGATCCAGTTTCCGAATACAACTCCAAGTTGTGGAACTCTGGTATTGAGTCAAACAAGAAGATTGTTCGTGAACAGAAGCGCCGTCTCTCTTACTACTCAAATATCTTGGTTGTTAAGGATCCTAATCGTCCTCAAAACGAAGGTCAGGTATTCTTGTTCAAGTACGGCAAGAAGATCTTCGACAAGATTAACGAAGCAATGCATCCACAGTTTCCTGGTGAGAAGGCAATTAATCCTTTTGATCTTTGGGAAGGTGCTAACTTCAAGTTCAAGATTCGTCAGCTCGATGGATATCGTAACTATGACAAGTCTGAGTTTGATGCACCAGAAGCTATCTCTGAAGATGATGCAGAGTTGAAGAAGATTTGGTCTTCTGAACACTCACTTCAGGAACTTGTTGATCCTAAGCACTTCAAGTCTTATGAAGAGTTGAAGACTCGTTTTGAAAAGGCAATTGGTGTTGCTGGTGACTTCACTCCAACCTCTTCACGTCGTGAAGTAGATGAAGATGAAGCTTTCCCAGTTCCTCAGAAGGCTGCTGCTGCAAAGGAAGCACCTAAGTCAACTGCACCTTGGGATGCAGATGACGATGATGATCTCAGCTTCTTTAAGAAGCTGGCTACGGATTAAAATACACCAGCACCAAAAGTATCGCCATACAATGCGCGATCAATATGTGAAGAAGCAGGGGCAGTGGAAACTGCCCCTGAAGTTCTAGGTGGAGGTGAAGCAGCAGGTGCAGCTTGTTGACCAATACCACTAGAATTGTTGACCACAACAACTGGTGCAGCAGAAGCAGCAGCACCATTAGATACAGCCATCTGAGCTGATTGTTGGTTAAACGTAGGAGGTGTTGCATTAGGAACACCAGCAAAGTTAACATTCTGTGGTGTCATTGCACTCACAGGATTGCCTGCAGCATCAAACTCAACTGAACCTTGGTTAGCTGCTTTTCTAGCATTAGCTGCTTGAATTTGATCAACCATATCTGCTGCTTGTTTAATATTACCAGCAGCAACAAGATCTTGAACGGCAAAGTAATCTTTCTTGCCCATTTCAATCTTTTGCCCACCTTTATAAATTTCATAAGTGTCAGAGCCAAATAACCCACCAGATATACGACGACCAGTGAAGTCAGTCATGGTTGTAGTTGTTGGATTTGCTCTATTGTCTTCTGTTTGCATGTTAGAAGTTTTAACTTCTGCAGCATTGAAACTACCAGACTCTTTACCTTTGGCAGTAAGCAATGCACCAGCAGCAGTGCTGCCAAACGTACTTTTTTGAACAATTGTCCCTTGATCTGATACTGACGATACTTGGTTTTGTTCGTTCTTTGATTCTTGAAGTGATCTATTACTTTGTACGTTGACAGTAGGTAATGCTTCACCTTCTTTAGCATCGAGGCCTTGGTTGTAGCCTGAGCCACCAACCATCTTATCCCACCAACCCTTTACAGTGCTGGATACTGCTCCAATTGCATCACCAATGTAGCCAAGTGCTTTTCCTGGAATTGCTTTAACGAAATCCCATACAGAACTAAACACACCTGCAATAACACCTGGTATTGCTTTGAAGAATTTTATCATATAGTCAACAGTACCTGATACAACATCTCCTACTGTGTCAAGGAGCTTCTTGTATAGATCACTGAAACTAAATGAATCTAATATTTTAGAGAATTCTTTAAATCCTAATTTTTCCGAGACCCAAGATATAAGATCTTTTATGATATCTAATGGTCCACCAATCAACGCATCAAACAATCCTTCCAATGCACCTTTGATTGCACCCCATATACCACCTTGCTTATAACCCTCGATAGCACCAGTGATACCTTCGTATGCAGCTTGGATACCCATCACTATCCAACCAATAGGTTCAAGCCACTTTAATGCAAGCGAAAATACTTTAACCATATCCTCAAGGAAAGGCATCATCTTTCCTACTGCGCCAAGCCATTCACCTGCAGTTCCTACGACTTCACTAATCCACTTAAATACTTTTGAGAATATCTCAGCAACAGGCTGCAATGCTTCTTCAATGGGCTTTAAGAATTCTGTAAACGCATCACCAATAGCTGTGAACACTTTACCTATTTCACCAGCTGCTCCTTCACCAGAGAAGAATGATTTAAACATCTTCACTGCATCCTCAAAAACAACACCTAGCTTTTCAAACAAAGATGAAAATGCTTTACCCAAAAGTATTCCAAATTCTTCTAGTGGTCTAAGGTAACCTTTTAGGAAACCTACAATGGCACCAAGAGATGCAGCTAAACCAAGACCAATTGTTTCAAGTGCAGTCAACCATCCTGGTTGTTCTTTCTCACCTTCATCACCGCCACCGCCACCGCCGCCCATACCACCAATAGAAGCTGCTATCTGCTTTAATGTATCTTCTATCTGTCTAAGATCCCCACCGAGGAATGCTGTTTGTTTATTAATAGCTTCCGATACATCACTAATTGCAGTAGCATTGTCTTTTGTAGCTTCAAGAATAGCATTGCTTACTGTAATTAACTGGTTCAGCAATCCTTCCATATTACTACTTGGACCAGCAGGAACTGTGCCTCCTGCTGTAGGTCTTCCACCACCTTTACTGCCACCTCCGCTGAAAGCACCCTGTACGCCTTGTACAATACCAAAGCCATGTAGCCCTAGCTCACTCTCTATTCCAAGTGCACCTGCTTGCAAAACACTGCCAGCTACGTTGTAAGCTGCCTTAGCAGTACCTTTGGCCAACTTCGATGTGATAGAACTAATACTAGCCATTTTGTCTCTTCTTGTTTTCTTCTTCTACTTGTTTCAGATATTGTGTCAATAGTTCCACAAATAAGTCTCTCTCGTAGGGGTACATATTATATACTTCTGTCAAAGAATATTTATGATGTTGTACCAAAGAAAAAAGAGTTTGATAATAGACCGAGATATTACTATATCCGGTCATTACGTAAAAAAACTATTAATTCCTTTTAGCACAACTTCTCTTGTATCACCTTGCTTATTCTTTAGCTTCACAGTGTGTTCTACGGATGGCATGGTATTGAAGAAGGTTTTTACCTTCTCCATGGAGTCCATTGGTAGAGTGTTGATAAAATCTAGCAACTCTTCTCTCGAAAAATCAGTATAGACTTTGTCATCATCAAAGATCTTTTCGATACACGCATACAACACATCAAAGATTGCATTCGTATCATCACCTTTGTTTCTATCAATAGATTTGATCTCTTCCAACGTTGGATATCTCATTACCATACCAATGTCACCCTGAACGATAATCTTGTTAGAATGGTCAGGATGGTTCTTAATCTCAATATCATCCAAGTTAACTTGAAACTTGATAGTTTCCTTGGTATCAGGATCGTTGTATTCAAGATCAACAACTTCACCAACTGATTTTGATCTTAACTTAATAAACAAATACTCAATGTCAAACGTAGCAAGTTTATCAACATCTACCTTCTCAGTAATACAATTTTGAATAATTTGTTTAACTGCAGAAAGAATATCATCAGAGGCTTCAGAAGACTTAGCCATAAACAATAGCTTTTCTTCTTGAACCGTAAATGGTCTTAAAGTAATCTTCTTCTTAGAAGAAGGAATTGTTACTGGGTAAGTAGGGTGTTTAATTTTTGGTAATGCCATAATATAGGATCCTTATAGTTTCATTAATAATTAAGGTTGTTTTGTGAACCGTTTGTAATCACCTGAGAGGTGACGTCTTGAATTTCTTGGTCAACTCTAGTTTGTGTAGTTGATATTGAATTCATTCTAGATTGAGATCTTGCAGTAACATCACTTGCAGCCATTGTAGTAGCAGACCAATTTTTATATGCAAATGTTACAGGTATTCTTACCAACTGATCAGCCATGCTCCAATCAACTTGGATGTCTGTCATCGATATAGGAAATGCTTTGTTTAGTGTATATTTAATTACAGTGTTTTCTTCATCTGATGCAGGTGTCGTGCTATTGTATCCATCACTAAACCCATCCATATGAATGATTTCTACTGTTCCCTGATATTCATTTGGGTATGCCCAATTGTTAATCATAAGACCGTTTACTTCACCATTAGGATTAGTTGAGTTGTCGAAGTTGTATATAGTTTGAAACCATTGATGGAAGAACTTGAATACAGCACCATCTACATCACTAAAGAAGTTAACTTGTAATTCTTGAAAGTTCATTGCATGTGGTCTCTTTTCAGAACCACCATAACCCCACTGCTTAAAATCATCAGCCTGAATAGAAAGACCAGGAAGCATTGCTGATTCGCAAAGCATCCAGAAGCTTTGGTCAATTAAACCACTCAATGATGAAGGAGGTGTTATATTAACATAAAACTTCGAAGCCTTAGAAAGCCCACCATGTGCGTTAATTGCACCTTGTAGTTCGGTAATGTTAAAGGCCATTTATTATCTTTCTTGACTCTGAATAAACATAGTTGTCACCTTTTTTAACAAATCTCTGAAGTGGAAGAAACATTGCAGTATCCCACTCATTTGCAGGTACTAGAAGAAACTTACTTCTCACGTGACTGTACAAATATCTCTTTATACAAGGGACAAAATATTTATATTTGGAAGAAGAATTAAGTAAAGCATATGATGCTTTGATGCGAGTCGTATCATCATATTTTTGATTTGTTACCAAAGGATAGAGAGCATCCATTAACTTTGCTCTATACACAGGAGGGAGGTAATGTAGATTCATCCCTAAGAATCCTTCTGTATCACCTTTAAAAGGAAATACAATAGGGAATCTATCGTAGTAAGGAAGATCTTCTTTTGTCTTTGGATCATAATTGAAAAGGTAAAGTGATCCTGGTCTAATCTTAGCTCTATTTAAATCTGTATGTGCTTTAATGAATGAATTTGGATTGACGTGCTTAACTTCTTGAGCCTTATCACGCAACCAATCAGTTGCAAGTCTATCCTGTTTGGAATAAATGCGTGTAGTTCTACCTTTTTCAAGAGCATCGAGAAATATTGGCATTTATTAAAACTTTCCTAAACCTAATTCGCGTTCTGTTAGCACTTTAAACTCCCAGTTCTTTTCTGTGCAGTATTTGACAGCAGCTTCCCACTTAGCAGTATTAACACCGTATGTCTTTAACTCACCAATGTATCTTCTTGTGGTCTTTTGTTTTTTTACTGGTTGCACAGTTTGAATTGCAGGTTTGATCTCTATTACCATAGTATTTATTTTGTTTTCTGCAGTCATTGCCTTCACCCAAAAGTCTGGAAAGTAACGATGCATCTTTTTATCTACAGGACTATAATAAGGAATCACCAATTCTTCAGATGCCCATTGAAGCACCTGAGGATGTGAATCCAAATGTCTCATGAATCTCAATTCCCAAAGACTTCTATAGGTTATGTTCTCAACATTACCTACATACTTCTGGGGATTGTGTGGTTTGAACTTGCCTCTATATGCCATCTTATTTTTTTCGTATAAATATATAAGTATTTATAGGGAGTCCCAATGCCTGATACCAAAGATCAATTCTTATTTGCTTACCCTGCAGAAGTGCCATTGTATTATTCTAGAGTTTCTCTGAGAAAATACAGTCGCAATAGCCCAGGATCTGCCAGTAACTTAACCACTCAAAAAGTAATAAGATTACCTTTGCCTACTCAATTGTTGGATGACTACAATATGTCCGTCAGTTCAACTAGCATGGGTTTAATTCCAGGTGCAGCAGCATCATTGAAAGCTATCTCAGATCAGATGGCAGCTGGTGCAACTACAGGTGAAATGATTAATAAGACATTTAAAGCTGGTATGGACATAACAAAGCAGATGAATTTAACTGCATTGCAAATGGCAGCTTTAGTACCAGGCATATCAGATACAGGTGTTGCTAAGTATATATCATCTCAAGCAGGTGTTGTCAGAAACCCTCACTTGACAACAGTGTTTGATGGCGTACAGTTAAGACATTTTCAATTTGATTGGAAGCTATCAGCTACGAGTCAAGAAGAAGCTCAAACTATTAATCAAATAATTAAAACAGTAAAGATGTACATGCATCCTCAAATTACAGGATCAGGATTTGCTTTAGAGTATCCATATCTTGCTACCGTTGATTTCCAAGTTGGTGCAGTAAACAATTCTACTCTACCTAAAGTTAGAGACTCTTTCATCACATCCATGAAAGTAAATAATGCTTCGGGTGGTGGCATTTCTTTCTATAGAGATGGTAATCCTATTTCTATAGACCTTTCAATGTCGTTTCAAGAAATTGATATTCTCACCAGAGATGATTTCACAACTTCAGGTTCGAGTTAAATTAAATGTCATCAATTTTCAATTATTATCCTTATATTAAATACAACAACGTAAAAGCTAATTTTATTTTAGCACGTGCTGTATTAATTAATGACTATCTTTCTGACTATACGAAGTTCTATAGCTATACTGTGTTGGAAGGTGAAAGAGCTGATGTGATTGCATACAATCAATATAGTGATTCTTCTCTTGATTGGGTAATTTATCTTGCAAATAACATCATTGATCCCTACTACGATTGGGTAATGTCACCTTCTGATTTTACTGCTTATCTCGAAGATAAGTACAATACCCCTGCATATAAATTAACATCAACTTTGATCCCTTCTTCTATTGCTTATTACTATTATAAGGGATTGGATAGTGACTCACAGGAATATATCAATGGTTTCAATTATACCATGTCACCAGAGACTTATGATTCGTTGAGTGCAGAAGAGAAGTCAGGTTGGGTTGCCAAGAGCATTTGGGATGATGAGAATGAGAAGAATGAAGCAAAGAGAAATATTAACCTTCTTCGTCCAATATACGTTGCAGACTTCGTGCAACAATTTAATACATTGTTTGTAAATGGCTAATTTAAATCCTTTAGAACTTAGCATTGTCGATATCTTTATTCAAAAGTTTGATGGAACTGATAAGCAGTCTATCAAATCGCAGTTTGTTGAATTACTAGTATTCCAATCGATGTTCGAACCTACTATCAAAGCTGAATTGTTAGTAAATGATGGTATTGGTTTATTCTTTAACTTTCCATTGACTGGTGAAGAACTTGTTGTTATTCAATATCAACAAACAGCAACTCTTACATTTGGGCAACCTAACTCTACAACCAATGTTAAGCAGTTGCAGTTCATCATTAAGGGTGTAAGAAACGTTGCTGTAGGGGATCGTGCTCGTTCGTTGATGTATACACTTGATTTGGCTAGCGTAGAGTTCTTGCAAAATACAAGAAAGTATGTTGCAAAGCACTATAGTGATAATATTGAAAATATGGCTAAGCAACTATACCAAACTTATATCCAAGAAGATACACAAAAGCTATATGGCAAAGATTATATTAATAAAGAATTTAATGTAGAAGAGTCTATTAAAGTTAGAAGTATGATTGTTCCTAATCTTAGACCTTTCCAAGGGATTCAATGGTTAGCCAAACACGCTGTTGCTTCTGAAAGCGATAAGCACTTTCTTTACCTATTCTTTGAAAACAACAACGGGTTTAACTTTGTTACAATTCAAAAGTTAATAGAAGAGGCTTTGACTAAAAGAGAAGCCTTAAAGAAATCTTCTTATAGATACATTTCTGATAACGTCAGTGATGGTATAGATCCCAACCAAGACTTGAGATTGATTTCAAACATTGTGAACAACAAGAGACTTTCTTCTATTGAAAAGATTGCAGGTGGTTACTATCAAAATGAGTTGTTTGAAATTAGTATGCTTCAAAAGGCATATAATAGTACTCCTACGGAGCTAAAGTCAGACCAAACTACTCAAGACATTGCTCTTGAACCACATCCACTGAATACAGCAAAGTACATTGATTATGTTAAAAATGAAGTTGTCGGAACAGAGTACTCAAACAGAATAAGATATATCATTAACAACTATGAAGACTTTGACACAGAGAATAGATCGCAACCAGAATATAGATTGAAGTTTGGTAACGCTACTAAATACTTGTATGCGTTGAATCAAATTGACTTAACAATCACCATCCCTGCAAATATAGAATTAAATGCTGGTGATATCATATATTGTGACCTTCCAGAGACACAAGGTTTTAACAACGTACAGACAGACAAATACCTAAGTGGTTTGTTTATCGTTTCAGAAGTTAAACACGTTATTGCTAATGGTGGCAGAGCTGCTACTTCTTTAAGAATATATAAAGATGGCTACATGACTTCGTTGTTCACCAGCTCTCTATACACTGTAGCAGCTGCACAAAAGTCAGGTATTACATTAGATCCTTCGACAGGCAAGATAGTTGGTGGTACGTAAAATATGTTAGAATCAGATTTTTATGGTGATAGATTTAGATGGTTTGTTGGAGTCGTCAAGGATATTGGTGATGATAAGGCTCGTGTTAAAGTAAGAATATTTGGTGTTCATCACACAGAAGATACAACAGATATCTCCAATGATGATCTTCCATGGGCAATGGTATTATATCCAACAACAGCAGGACAGACATCTGGTGGTATGGGTAGTCACAACCTAACACCAGGCTCATGGGTAGTTGGCTTCTTTGTTGATGGTATAGACTCACAACAACCAATTGTCTTGGGAGTTATTAATGGTGGTCCAGGATCTACAAACTCAGCTCCTCGTGCTCCTGTAACTCCACAGCAATCAAGTGACCTCTCAACCTCAACATCTAATCCTGCAGAAAACCAAACACAAACTACTTCTCCAGAAACTACAACGACTACACAGTTGACTGGAAGTGATAATCGCACAAAAGCATACAACTACTTCTGGGAAAAAATTACTTCACAAGGTAGTGTTTCAGGTGATAGAAAATGTATTGTTGCAGCAATCATTGGTAACTTCATGGTTGAGTCTGGCGATAACATTAATCCACAAGCATACAATGGCAATGACTTGGGTGAAGCTTCATTTGGTATTGCGCAATGGCGTACAGGCAAATATGATAGAGCCACACCAATGTTTAAGTTCTGTGGTTATTCTGCAGTAGCAAAGCCTCCTGGTCTTCCACCATTAGAAAAGCAATTAGACTTTGTTTGGAATGAATTTAATAGTTCAGAAAAGCATGCATTTAACAATCTATTGACACAAACTACTATCCAGGATGCAGTTGCTGCAATAATAGGATACGAGAGAGATGCTTCATACAAGCATGGATCTGCTGATAGAACCAATCCAATTTATATTAATAAACTAACAAAAGCTAGAAGTGTATTGTCTTCAATGTCATACACTGGTAGCTCAGGGACACCATCAACATGAATGTAGTTGCTCCAGAAGCTGTTTCTTATTCAAAAAGTATTACATTTAATTTTTCAAATACTTTGAAAGATCAACCTATCAACATGAACGATTATGCATCCTCTAGTTTTATAATCGACATTGATGGACAAGTTTATCAATCAGCTCCTTCTAGTGATGCAAGTGCTACTGTTACTGTTATAGGTGGTATTGATAAGTTTGTCAATGGTTCTAATCCAAATAGACTAGCTTCAAATTTCTATATTACAGAACCTCAAAAAGTAACACTATATAGAATAATGAAGGATCTTGCAATTTATACAGATTCAGCAACTATCACAAGCAACAGTGATAAGTTACAACAATCATTAACAGCGTTATATTCTAATTACTGTGGATAAATATGAGCAACAACTGGTTTAAACGAACAACGACTAATTATGGTGGAGGATACAGATCAACTGTTACTAGAAATAGCAATGGTAAAATAACTTCTTCTAATAGTACGGGTGGCAACGGTTATAGAACTACAACCTCATATACAACAGGTAAAGCTCCAAAAATTACCACTACAAGAACTAGTGGTGGGTGGACACAAAGAACAACTCGCTCCATAGGCACAAGTCAAAAAACAAAAAGACCTCGCAAAATGACAAAAGCAGAGGCACAGTTCTGGGGTGCTATTCTTAGCAGTAAATACTTTTGGATTGCAGTTGGTTTGTTTGCAGTATATTCACACTTTCAAAATTAATGGTTAGATGACATGACAACTAGTAGATTTACTAATGATCCTTCCAGAGTAAAACAATTTACCAATCCATCAAGAGATGGTGCCTCAAGAAGCCAAGCACCACAATCAATTACTGGTGGTGGTAACCATTCTCCTTATTATGATGTTTCTGTAAAGGATAAGCCTGGTCACGGTAGCGATCAACAGATTACTCACACAGGTCCTGGCGCAGGCACTATGGGTGGTATAGGAGGTCCAACGGACGTCCAAGGATTTATATCTGCCACAGGTAATAAAATAATAGTAGATAATACTTTTGGTGCTGATACAATCACGCTTCAACATCATTCTGGTGCAACTATTATGATTGACGTTGATGGATCAATTCATATGATCTCTTCTGGTAAGAAGGGTGTTGGTATGATAGCTCCTCGTGGTGATGCTACTGTATTTGCTGCAGGTCATTTGATATTGAAAGGTAATGGAAGAATAACAATTGAATCTGCAGGTGATCTTGATTTCAATATCGGTGGTGATTTAAACTTCCATGTTGATGGTAATATGTCTTCTATAGTTAAAGGCAACGTAGAAGAAGTTGTTGACGGTGGTAAGATTGTAGAGGTTGTAAAACATTTAAGTACTACTGTTGCTGGAGATAATAGAACCACTGTTGCAGGTAATATGCAGACACAGGTTAATGGTAATCTAATCTTTGATACGCAAGGTGATCTTACAACAAGATCTGATGGTGCTCTTTCTTTAAACACTCAGAAAACCTTAAAGGCAATTGCAAAAGCATTAATTAGCATAGACACAAAAGATACAATTACTGTTACTTCAACAGGCAACATGACACTTCAGAGTGCAGCAAACTTTGAAACAAAGTCATCTGGAACAACCAAAGCATCTTCTACTGGTGACCTTTCATTAAATGGTTCTGCAGGAATGGGTATTTGGGCATCTGGTGAGATCTCAATCAATGGATCTGATACAGTTATTCAGACAAGTGGTTCACCAAGTGTGGATTCTGTTGATGCAGCTGCCACAGCACCTCTTGCACAATATGCTCCAGCAAATACGATTATTGATAGTATTACAACAATAAGAGTTGCTCCTGATTTCCCAATGAATACGAAAAGAATGTCTAAAGAAGACTTCTCTAGATTTCAAAATGAGAATCAACATCCTAACCCAAAAGCAGAAGCAGCAGCAACTCCTAATACGGGGTCAGGTATTGTTCCAGAACCTAAGGATACTGGTATTCAAGCAGATCCTCCTGCTACGACAACTTATGATAAGCCAGCAGGAGCAACTTCTAATGGTGTAGCAGAACAGAACCCTCTTCCTGTTCCTACATCAGTATACAATGCAAATGCCAAACTATCTAAGCACTTTACAATAGGACATATGAATGTTGTCCAAAATATTAAATCATGTCCAGAAAACAAACAGCAAGCTGTAATCAAAGCTGCAATGCATACAGCATGGAACATTCTCGATCCTCTTGTTGAAAAGTATGGTTCGAGAGTCCAAGTAACTTCGTGGTGGAGAGCAGGAACATCAGTCAACCACGTTATTGGTGATGCCGTTGATCTTAGAGCTGCAAACAAGAATGATGTTGCCCTGACTGCAGAAATTGCTGCTTTCGTAAGAGATAACTTACCATACGATCAAGTGTTCTTAGAAGCTAACGACTCGCCTGGCATTCATTGCCACGTAAGAGCTGCTCCTGTTGGACAAAAAGGTGGTGGTAAAGTATATACTTGCGCTGACAAACATTGCAGCAATAAAGTAGATGGAATACAACTTAAATTTGCTGTTGCAGCATTGAATTCTGGGGAGAGTAGCCGTGGGTAATGTACAATTTGATAGTCAAGGCAATCCTTCTGCTGGTAGTCCTAGCTTAGATCTTAATAAAGATACAATGGCAAAGATACAAAAAAGTATCATTGCACAACCAGGCACTTTTGGTAATCAAGCCTTAAGTAATTCTGATACAGCATTTAACAAAGCAGTCGATATGTCTGCTGCACTTCATGGCGTTGGTCAATCATTAAAAGCTTCACCTGTACCTCCTTCCAACTATCAAAGAACACCAGATAATTATATTTTAACAGTAGAAGAAAAGCTAGCAATATTAAACAAGAGTAACGAATTAGCATCGTATGGTGTTGTACCTTTTGATGTTATTGAAGGTTTCTTCTATACTCTTGCTGCTATGACTAGCGTATCAGATCTTTCATATGTTGCAGCTGTCACAGGTGTTGATGAGTTGGGTGATGAAAGGTATGTTAGAAATGTCAGAGGAATTACTGGTATTCAAGACATCTATAAAATTGGTTATCTTGCCAATGGTCTTTCTGCTGTAACTAATAGATATGCTCCACAATATCAAAGCGTTTCTAATATTGAAGATTATACTCAATCAAGCACAGGCCAAATAGTTTATCAAGCTAGCCAAGCAGCAGCATTAGGTGCTATTGGAATGCAGGTGCTTTCTGCTACAGCTAACTTCACAGGCAACTCACCTGGTATTCTATCACAAACACCATCATATTCAGATAGTGCAATTGCAAGCTCTGTTGGTGCTTTTTCTGCATTGGCAGGTGGTGAAACAACACTTTCTCCTTCAGAGATTAATTCAGTACTTAATCCTGCTTCAGATCTTCAAGCAATGTCATCATCATTAGGTCCTCAAGCTATCAATAGCTTATTGAATGGCGCACCACTTGGTGGTGCTTTAAGTTCTTTTGGAGCTTTGGGTGGCGTTGTAGCTAGTATGTTGCTGGGTGGTTCTGGTGGTAGTGCAATTGGTGGCTTTATGTCTGAAGTATTATTAGGTCAGAGATTAAAGACATCGCAAATTGCTAACAATCCTATGCTAACTCCTCCTTCTTTCCAAGGAAAAAGTTTCTTTGGTGAAGCTCCTGTATCGCTACCTTCCACAGATCAAACATTTTGTAAACGAGTTGCAGCATTTGGAAGTCCAAAGGGTGGCAATGGTGTTGTTAGCTTCAACATGCAAAACTTTGCATCTATGGGTAGTGCTATGTCTGTTGCTTCTTTAGTTTCTAGTATGATTACAGGTTCTTCTGATATACCAGATCCTTCAAACCATTATGGCCAAGAAATTGCTACAATCACTTCTAATCTTGCTAACGTAATGAATGTTAGTCCTACTTCTTCTATTGAACCAAGAAGATCCGACCATGCCATTCCTTTCATGTTAGCATTTAGTGCTGTTTCTGTTGGTGAGACACATACCCCATTCCCTTCTAATCATTTTACTGATGGTTGGAAATTAGCATCATCTGCTGCTAATGATATTCAAAAAGCTAACCCACAATTCCTTCAAACATGTAGAACGTCACTATAAATAAAAGATGGCAATTGTAAAATCGTATTATAGAGATCTACCTACTAATTTTGACATCCACCCTATCAAGGGTGATTTGATATTGCTAACTGACGCCGATGCTGTACAGAATTCAATTCAAAACTTGTTACTTACAGATCCATACGAAAGATTCTTTAACCCTGACCTCAGTGGTGGAATAAGAGCTAGTCTTTTTGAAAACATAGGGCCAGATACTGAGTACTTCATGACTCAGAAGATTAGAGAAGTTATTGAAAATCACGAACCAAGAGCAAACTTATTCTCTGTCACGGTTAATGCTTTTCCAGATCAAAATGCTTATAACGCAACAATAGTATTTTCTATTAATAACAATGTCAATCCTATTACGTTCAATGTAATCCTTCGAAGAGTAAGATAAGATGACCACTCCAAGTTTTCTAGATGTTTCAGAATTAAGTTTTGATGGACTCAAGAATAATTTAAAAACATTCTTGCAAGCGCAACCTCAGTTTACAGATTATAACTTTGAAGGTTCAAACCTCAATGCGTTATTGGATATTCTTTCTTATAACTCTTACATGAATGCATACTACCTTAATATGGTGGGTAGTGAAATGTTTCTTGACTCCGCTCAGGTCAAGAGCTCGGTCGTTTCACATGCAAAAGAATTAAACTATGTTCCAAGATCTGCTACCTCTGCAAAAGCACAAGTTGTATTCACAATTGGTGCTCCTCAGATTGGAGGTCCTCAGACTCTTATAATTCCCAAATATTACTCTTCAAGAGCAGTGGTTAACAACACATTAATAGACTTTACAACAGCTGAAGATGTTGTTGTGTTTAAGTCTGCTGAAGGTTATTATGTAAGTCAGCCAACATATATCTATGAAGGTAAGATCGTAAATGAAATATTTACAGCAGGTGAAACTGGTGGGTATGTTCTAAAGTCTGAAACTGTTGATATCAATAGTATTGTTGTAAATGTTAGCAACTCAAGCACAGATTTTGCAAACGTAGATTACACTTTTGCTGATAGTCTATATGGATTAAATTCTAACTCTAATGCATATTTTATCCAAGGGTATGGTAGCAATCAATATGAAATCCTATTTGGTGATGGTGTATTTGGAAAGCCATTATCCAATGGTAATATTGTTAAAGTTACATATAGATCCACTCATGGTGAATTGGGTAATCTTGTAACCTCGTTCTCTCCAACAAATACTATTCAGCCTGGTGGTTATACTGTTTCCGTTGCTACAGTCTCACCTGCTTCACAAGGCTCATCAGCAGAGGATATTGAATCAATTAGATTCTATGCTCCTCGTCATTTTGCTACACAAAATAGAGCTGTAACAACTGAAGATTTTGTTACTCTTGTTCAAGATAACTATCCAGAAATTCTTACTATGATTGCCTATGGTGGTGAGGATGCAGTTCCTCCTGAATATGGTAAGGTAGTGCTTTCAATGATAATGGGTGGTACAAACCCAATTGTTCCTGATGATATTAAAGCTGATATCATTAAGTACTTGAGCTCTAAGACTATTACTGTGCAGGCTGTAATTAAGGATCCTGTAATCATTTACGTTCAAGTAAATTGTGAGATCAATTATGATCCTTCAGCAACTACCAATAACCAAGGCCAGATACAATCTGAAGTACTCAATCAAATAAAAAAATTCTCTGCAGACCACTTATCTAGTTTTGGTGACAGTCTTCGTTTGTCCAAGTTGTCTTCATATATTGACCAGTCTGATAGTGCTATCATAAGCAATCAGACATCAGTAAAAGCAATCTACAAAATTGCTCCTGTAAAGGACCTTTCTACAATTTACAACTTCACATTTGGTAATCCTATTGATAGAACAATTAAGTTCGCATACAATCCAGGTGAAGCAGAAGCAATCAAGAGTACTACATTTACTTACAAAGATTCTAATAATAACTTTTATAACAATGCTGTTATTTCTGATGATGGCTTAGGTAATCTAAGAATTTACTACAGTACAATATACAACCCAGTTGTTATTCTTCAGAGCAATATTGGAACAGTAAACTATACTACAGGTGAATTGAACTTTACTATAAATGTTTGGGATTATACAACAAATACGATTGATATCTATGCAAGATTGTTGAACTCTGATATCACAGTTTCGACTAATAAATACTTGACAATAGATTTCTCTAAAACCAACATTTTAGTAAACCCAATATAATAAATGTACACACCTCTCAAAGATATTGCCCCATTAGTTCAAAAGCAGTTTCCAGCCTTCTATAACGAAGAGGGTCCCAACTTTATTCAATTCATTCAAGCTTATTATGAGTGGATGGATAAACAAGGTCCTACTTATAAAGCAAGAAGACTAGCAGAGACTAGTGACATAGATCAATCAGCCAGAGAGTACATTAAGTACTTCATGGATGAATTTATGATCAATGTGCCATATGATATGGCTGCAGATCCTAAGTTAGTTGAAAAGTATATCCTCGATCTTTATAGAAGCAAGGGCTCTATTGAAAGCATTAAGTTGCTATTCAAAATTCTTTACAATCTCGATGCATCAATCTACCTTCCTCAAAAAGATATTTTAAAAACATCTGATGGCAAGTGGATTGTTAATAAGTATCTTGAAGTACAGATGAAAGATAATAATTTTGATTTTATCCACCAGTATGTAACTGGTAGTTCATCTGGAGCTTCTGCGTATATTTCCAATGTGGTAAAGATCAATTCGGGAAATAGAATTTCATCGTTGTTCTATCTTGAAGATATGTCACATGGGCCAAGTGGGTTATCATTTCAACAAGGCGAGATTGTTACAACTCCTGGTATTAGTATTACTAACAGTCCATTTGTTCTTGGTTCCCCATACGATGCTATTGTATTAGATTCTACTGAATACAATCAAGTTGGTGATATTTTAGGAACAGGTATTACACCACAAGGTGAAGATGGATTATACTACGTTACAAAACTTATAGATCCAAATAAACTCAAAGGATATATTGATTTTAAAATAGTAGATGGTGGTAATGGATATACATTAAATTCAAACATCTATATTTCTTATGGTACAGCTACATCAGGATCTGGTGCTAATTTTAAAATTGTAGCTTTGTCAAATACATCGCCATTTACATACAACCTCAACAAGATCTATCCTAATATCAATATAGCAATCAATGCCTCTGACTATGGTGCCAATCTTAACTATACCAGCAAAACAAGTCCCATTAGTGCTGCTCTTGAATATGCAACAGAGACTGTAGGTACCATTGCAAAGATAGGTAGTGCTACATCTGGCGATCATATGTATAATGGTACATTGGATGTAAGTATAATTGAGCCAACTACATTTGGTTATGACATCCAAGGTCCTAATGGAGGTTATTGGGGTGGTAATGCCATTATAACTGCTAATCCTGCTACAGGCAACGGTTATGTTGCAAACGTTGTTGTTCTTTCTTCTGGATATGGGTTTAATTCTAATGCAGAACAAATTGTAGCTTACAATGTTACTGATAATACTAAGTTTGCAGAGTTATCTCTTGTTGTTGGTGGTGTAGGGTTTGAACAAGGCTATTGGGATAATGATGATGGGTTCTTAAACTCGGATAAGTATATGCAAGATAGTTATTACTATCAAACTTATTCGTATGAAATCCAAACTGAAAAAGCTTTAGATAAATATTTGACTGTATTAAAAAAATTAGTTCATCCTGCTGGCAACAAAGTATTTGGCAAAGTTGAATTCATAGACACCGATGATATCACATTAGATGAAGTTAACAATGTGTTGAGTGTATATGAAAACGGTGTGTTATCTATTCAATACTCAAACGATGTTCAGACTGTATAATAAACGTAAACTGGAAATTTAAATGCAATTTAGTACCTTTACCCAAGACATGAAGAATAAGTTGATTGGTAACTTTATTGAAGATGTATCTAGTAATACATCTAACTATTACGTTTGTTTTGGTCAACCTTCTCCGTGGAACTCTAATGACCTTCCCCCAAATACAGATGTCAGCGTACATAGTTCATATTACAATGTCCAAGAAAATATCCTAACAGGTAAGAAGGTTCAAGCGACAGATATAGCACATCTTGCTCCAAACCATCCTTGGTCTTCAAATACTGTATACACTTACTATAGTGATATGGATGCTAATCTATACAACGAACAATTTTATGTTGTTAATTCTTCTGGACGCGTATACAAGTGCTTGTTTAACAACTACAATGCTCCTTCAACTATTGAGCCTACATCAAGTTCTACAGTTGGTGACTTTACTACTGCAGATGGCTATGTGTGGAAGTATTTGTTCACAGTAACAAGTGCTCAGAGTAAGAAGTTCACCACTGATACATATATTCCTGTGACTACTGATGTTAACGTATCGAGATATGCAGAGAATGGTGCTATCCATACTATATTTGTTAATGATGGTGGTAATGGTTCTGGTTATTACTCAACTAATGGTTTTGTTACCTCGACGATAGGAACAAACATAGTTCAAATTTCAAATACAAACTCTTCACCTCAATCTGGTATATATAACCTATCCTCATTGTATATTACTTCAGGTACTGGTGTTGGTTACTTATCACCTATTGTTAATTACGTTGTCAACTCTGTTGGTAAGTTTGTTCAAACACAAAATCCTATTCCGGCTCTTGATGTTACTTCCAGTTATATGATTAGCCCTCAGGTTCAAATCACTGGTGATGGTATTAATGCTGGAGCAGTTGCATATGTTAATACATATACTTCTGGAATTCAATCAATCCAAATTGTCAGTAGAGGTATTAACTATACTACAGCACAAGCATCTATAATTGCAAATAGCAGCTTTGTTACAACACAAGCATATGCAACAGCTATTATACCTCCACCAGGTGGTCATGGTTCCAAACCTAGTTCAGAGTTAGGTTGCTCAGTAGCTGGTCTTTCAGTTAACATACTCAAGACAGATCCTATTCCAAACTTCATTACATACAGACAGTTAAGTCTAATAAACAATCCTATTGCTACTGCTAATAGTCAATTGTTTACAAATGCTACTTTTAGTCAAATGACAAAGTTTACAGTTTCTGGTCTTGCGCAAAATGTATTTCCAGAATCAGAAGTTGTTACAGGTTTTGTAAGTGGTGCTACAGCAACAGTAGTTAATCAGCCAGATAGTGAGCATGTATATGTCGTTGGTGTTTCAGGTGACTTTATGGTCGGTGAGTTAATCACAGGAACATATACAGGGTATACATGTTATATAAATTCAATAAATACTAATGATCTTGTTGTGAATACTGGTGAAGTTTTATATTACAAAAACTTTGCACCGATAACAAGAGATGCTACGACTTCTGAGAATATCAAACTGTACTTTAAAGCTTAATAGGAAAATTAAATGGCTGGGTTATCAACTAATTTTAATGTTGCACCATTCTATGATGATTATGATCCAAATAATCAATACTATAGAATACTTTTCCGTCCAGGAACAGCTGTCCAGGCGAGAGAGTTAACCCAGCTTCAGACTATTCTTCAGAATCAAGTTTCTAGTTTTGGTAATAGCATATACAAGGATGGTTCTGTTATTGAAGGTTGTAACTTCACAACGTATCCTAATATGCAGCAGATTAAATTTGTTGATAGCAACAGCTCTACTCTTGATTTCACCACATTGACTTTGAATTATACTGACGTTGCTTTTGATACATCTAATAACATTGTCAATGCATCAAATTCATTCTTGCTTGTTTCTAATACATCAGGCTTAAGAGCTTCTGTATTCAGAGCATATTATGGTGCACAGTCACAGGCTCCTTATTCTAATAGAGCATATGTACAGTATCTAAACGTAGGTAACAATAGCTCTACTACATTTAGCCAAACATCAGAACAGATTGATGTTTATAGTGGCAATCAAAGCAAACAGGGTCCTTTGAACCCAGCTAATAAGTTAGGTGTAATCTATACACTTACTTCTAACTCTACTGTTAATGCTCTTGCTACAGGTTATGGAATGCATGTTGGTCCTGGTATCATTTACCAGAAAGGATTCTTTATTGAATCTATGCCAGACAATTTCATTATCAGCGAGCATGTTTCAAACCAAAATGGTATTGTTGTTGGTTTTGATACATCAGAAGAAATCATTACTCCTTATGATGATACATCGTTATTTGATAATTCACAAGGAAGTTCTAACTATAGTGCACCAGGTGCATATAGATTGAAGTTGGTTCCAAGACCAGTATTCTATGATTCATCAAATACAGCTGTTTCTGTTCCTAACAACTTCCTCGTGATTGTTAAGTTTGATACAGGAACTGGTCAAGTAATCTTAAACAAGAGCACTCCACAGCTAAGCACATTAGGTGACACTATTGCTACTCAACAATTGGAAACAGCTGGTAATTTTATTGTAACACCATTTACTGTTAACGTTGTTCCTTCTGCAAACAATGAAACTTTCTTGTATTCTATATCATCAGGCACTGCCTATGTTGATGGTTATAGAGTACAGACATTAGGCACAAGCACCGTTGAAGTTCCAAGAGGTATCTTTACTAAATCAATTAACCAAGATGTGCTATCTCTTAGCCTTGGTAACTACTATATTGTAAATGAGGTTGCTGGTACACCAGATGTACAAGGCCTTGAAGAAGTTATTCTTTATGATGCACCGAGAACTGCTCTTTCATTACCTCCTGTATTTCAACCAGCTGGTCGTCAGATTGGTACTGCAAACATTAGAGCGTTTAAGTACTATCAGGGCACAAAAGGAACACCTGAGGCTCAATATAAAATGTATCTTTGCAATATCCAGTTAACTGGAAATCCTGCAAACATTAGAAGCCTATATGCTTATTCAAGCACATATGGTGCCTTCTATGCTGATATCGTTCTTGATTCGTTGAAGGGTATTGCTATTATTCAAGAACCAACACTTAGCCTTCCAATATACGATACAGGTGTTAGTGGTTTAGATTCCTTGGTAAGCAATGCTGGAATGAATAATACATCATTCTATTATAGACCCACTCTTCAAGCATCTCTTACTCAGACTATGACTGGTGCAACAGCAAACTTTACTGTTCCTGGTCCAGATATTTTCAGTTATGGTGATGGATTCCTTGATGATAGTACATCATTGGATGTAAACATAACATTTGCACAAGATACTTTTACACAACCTCTAATGACTGATGGTGCAATTCCTTCATCAACTCTTATTACAGATGGTACGGTATTAAACAATACAATTATTAATAACGGTGTAGTGCTTAACAGCACGTTAATTACAAATGGTAGTATTCCAGAAAATGTTCTTATATCTAATGCTACGATTACAAGCTACTCATTAGTTAACAATGCTGTTATTAATGCTGGTGCAACTGGTGTAATCACTGCTAATGCTGCTGTCCTAACTGGTACCTTCACTACAACTGGTACAATTTCTGGAAATACCATTAATAGTGCCAGAGAATTTTTAGATGATATTCCAACAGCTGAAGTTTCAGCAGGTTATCACGTTATTGTTGCAAATACAACAGGTGCTACATCTTATAATAAAATTACTAGAGTTAATAGCAGTAGATCAATAACTTTGGATTCAACACCATCTGTTACTGGACCAGCAGGAACCATTAGTGTTTCTTATGATCCAACTTGGTTGTATACAACACCAACTGTAGCTTCACAAAATCAAGGACTAAGCACATACGCAAAGAGCTTAATCGTCGCTGCTAACCCTCCTTCTTCGTCTCCTACAGTAGGAACATATGTAGTTTTATCCAACACAACTGTATCGTATGGTACTACAATCACTGGCGTTGAGACTTTCACACCTGGTGCAAGTACAGCTAATGGCTTTGCCATTCATCTAGCAAACAATGCTAGTAAAAATATCGTAGGTTATTCCACTTCATACTCTGCATGGAATATTAATCTCGTACAAGACCCAAGAGTTATTACAAGTGTGACACCATTTACATCTGGGTTGTCAGCAGGCCAGACAATTCTAATTTCTAATACCTCTTCTTCGTATTTTAATGATACAATCTCTTCAGTTGTCAACTCAACAGCATTGATTCTTACCACAGCTTCACCAGTTTATGGTGCTAGCCTTTCTGCTTCAATCAATGGTAATACAGTTGTTACTAGCCCAACTTACTTTACTCAAAACTTCCAGCAAGGTAGTTCAATAATACTTTCTAATACAACTGGTGGGTTCTCTTACAATATTGTAAAGAGTGTCCCTTCTCCTAACTCTATTATTCTTACTGCTCCTTCTACAGTCAGTGGTAATGGTAATATCTCAGTAGGTATTAATGGAAGTACTTTGACTAGCCCATCATCCTTTACCAGCACATTGGTTCAAGGTGAAGTTGTAACAGTAGCTAATAGCACTGGTGGCGTTTCTTATAGTACCATTAGTACAATTAATAGTAGCAATTCAGTAACATTTACAACTCCACCTTCTATAAGTGGAAGCAATGGTACGATTGTATTGAAGGCTTCTTCTACAACATTGACTAGTCCAACATCATTTACTGGTTCACCAAACAATCTTCAGATTGGTCAACCTATTTTGGTTGCTAACTCATCTTCAGATTACTCAAAGCATTCATATAGCTATATTGCCAGCATTAATAGTGCTAACTCAATTACACTACAAAGTGTGCCAGGAGCAGTAGGAACCAATATTAAGGTTGGAATCGTAGGACAAACAATCACTTCTCCTACGCAATTTACAACTCCACTAACAGTTGGTACAGTATTGTATGTTTCTAATACAACAGGAAGCACACCATTCCAAACCAAGGTTTCATCAATAAACTCTGCAAACTCAATTACAGTGGCAGATATACCTGCTGTGTTTGGTACTTCAATCGCTCTTACAACAGGTGGTTCATATCTAGTAAGTGCTTCTAACCCAACATTCTCTTCTACACTTTATCCTGGTGCTTCATTACAGCTTACAGATTCCACAGGTACATCTGTTCCTGTGACGATTAGTTCTACCAATGCTACATCGGTAAGCTTCGTAACTACACCAAATGTTCTTGGTAGTTCACTTACTGTCCAACAGTTCTTTAAGCAGGGTGAAGCAATTAACTTAACTGGTTCTGGAAACACAATCAGTCAGGATAGCACCACATCAATGACAATGAACATCTGTACAGCTCTTGATGTTAACACATATAATGTATATGGACAAATTCCATTATTCAGATCTAATGCCAATCCTACAGGCAAGGTAGTAAATAAAGGCCAATATGTAATCATTAATTGTGGTTCAAATCTTGGTGGTACTACTGGTCCTTGGGCTTTAGGTATCTCAGATGTGTTTGGTGTTGCTAACGTATATGTTGGTTCTACAGCAAACACAAACAATCCTGATTACGGTACATGGTTCAGTGTTGACAATGGCCAAAGAGATGCTTTCTACGGCAATGCAAAATTGAGTCTACTTCCTTCTCACAATGGTGCATTGACAAATACTTCTGTGTTATTGGTTAAGTTAAATTGCTTCACACCTAACACAACTGCAACACAAGCTGGTTTCTACTCAGTAGATTCATATCCAATAGATGACGTTAATACAGCTAATCTATATGCAATTGCAACTGCTCAAATTCCAATCTATACATCAGTATCTGGCGTATCATATGATCTAAGAAACTTCATTGATACAAGACCTGTAATGGCTAACACAGCTGTAATTACAAACAATGTTAACCTTGCTACTCAGGATCCAGCTTTAAACAATGGAACCAAAAATGGTTCATGGATATCAAGTGGGTATAACATCATCCCTGACCCAGATAGTAAGTTTAACTATAGTGCAACATATTACCTACCTAGATTTGATAATTTAATTCTTACAAGTGGTTCACAATTTATTGCTAGAATGGGTGCTTCAGCAGAACATCCACAGCCACCTACCCTAAATAAAACAGGATTAAATCTAGCTCAGATATACGTACCACCATATCCTTCTCTAACATTCTCAGAAGCACAGTAATAAAATGACATACAACAGACCTGACCTAGCCGTTAAAGTAGATACTACCTCGCTAAGAGGCTATACTATGAAACAAATAGGTGGATTGGATTCTAGAATTTCTAGATTAGAGTATTATAGTGTCTTGCAAGCATTGGATACAGATGCTACATCACTATCAATAGCCAATACACAAACAGGTATCCAAAGATTTAAGACTGGTATCTTTTCAGATCCATTCAATGATTTTTCTTTGAGTGACATTAGTGATCCTGAATTTAGAATAGCAATTGATTCTTCTGCATCTATGGCACGTCCTAGATACACCACATCATTATCAAGATACCAATTGGTTGCCTCACAAAGCAGCGGATACAGTTTAAGAGGAAGACTTGGTTTAGTTAATTACTCTGAAGAAAAGATGGAAGGCAATCCTACTGCTACTACATATAGAAATCCTGCAGAGGGTTATTACTCATTCATGGGTGATCTTGCTTTGAATCCTAACTATGATAATTATATTGATACAGTACAAGCAGCTCCTCAAAATATTACTGTTAATGAAGTAGATTCATTCCAAAACCTACTATCATCGGGTCTTGGTATCACTACACAGGATATTAGCACTGTTGCTGCTAAGCCTGTATTGACTGCGCACACATCAACTACTAACTACTGGTCTCAAACTTCTACCACTACTGTAAAAGATCTAGCAGTAACAGCTGCAGCAAACCCAGTATCACAAGATTTAGGTGACTTTGTTACAAATGTTACCAATCTTCCTTATATGAATTCAAGAACAATTGCAATTTATGCTACAGGTATGATGCCAGGTCACACTCTATATGGATTCTTTGACAAGGTACCAGTGTCACAATATTGTGCACCAGCATATGTAAATCCAATCTATGCAGATGAAAACGGAAACGTTGATAGATCTAAGTGTGGCCAATTGGGTGCTGGTGGAGCACCAGCTCTTCTATTGAAGAATGGTAATTATGGTGATCCAATTGTTTCGAATATGTATGGTATGGCTTACTTAATATTTAATTTGCCTGCAGGTATGTTTAGAACAGGTGAAAGATCTTTTGTTCTTACTAACGTACAAGATTTGGCTGATACTGGTGGTATTCTTACTTCAGCAACACAGACCTATACAGCATCTGCACAATCAATTACTAGACAAAGTGATTCACTATCAATCATTCAACCTACATTTAACTGGAATACAACTACATCTCAAACCACATCAAACTATACTACACATATCGATCCACCACCTCAAAGCGATGGTGGTAACGATGAACGTGGTGGTGGTAGTCGTGGTAGCGATGGCAATAGTTGCCAAGGTAGTGATCCTGGCAATGGTGGCATTGGTTGTGGCCAGGGTGATGGTGGTGGTGGTGACTAATTGTAATAGATTTAATTACTATACATATAAA